GGCAACCAGGGCATCGGAAAGCAGATGTCCGGACGAGAGCTGTTGCAGCGTGCCAATGAGAGCACTGCACCCCGTGGGTAGCCCTGGATGGGGAACTTCGCGACGGCTCGCCGCCGCGGACTGACCTAACAGAAGGACTCACCCAGTGGCAATCACCACCCTGGAAGCCGCCAACCTCGCCGCGAACAACGGCGAGTTCAAGAAGGCCGGCATCCTCATGACGTTCGCCGAGCAGTCGATGCTGCTCGGTGCAATGCCGTTCGTCGACATCGCCGGCAACGCCTACAAGTGGACTCGCGAGTCCGCTCTCGGCACCGCCGCGTCGCGTCCCGTCAACGGCTCCTACACGGAATCGAGCGGCGCGACCGAGGAGATCTTCGAGTCGCTGAAGATCTACGGCGGCGACCTCGACGTCGACAACTTCCTGATCCGCACCGGCGGCCCGGAAGTCCGCACTCGGCACGAGATGCTGAAGATCAAGGCGATCGCTCAGAAGATCGGCTTCGACATGGTCCGCGGCACGGTCATGACCCTCGGCGGCGTCACCGGTGACCCGCACGGCATCGACGGTCTGCTCGCTCGCTACGGCGGCGGCCTCGGCACCTCGACCGTCTCGACGGCCGGCGTCAACGGCGGCCAGCTGTTCAACAACAGCAACGCCGCCCTCAGCATGGCGCGTCTCGACTCGGCCATCATGGCCGTCGACCGTCCGACGCACATCCTGATGGCCAAGAAGCAGGCCATCAACATCAACACGTTCCTCCGCGGGTCGGCCTCGATCCAGCAGACGAAGGACGAGTTCGGCCGCATCGTGCAGACCTACAACGGCCTGCCGATCCTGTGGGCGGACATCAACGGCGACCAGGCCGCTCTCGGCTTCAACGAGAACAACAACACGACGACCTCGGTTCTCGTGCTCAACCTGTCGGAGGACGGCCTCCACGGCATCCAGGCCCCTGGCGGCCTCGACGTCCGCGATCTGCAGGAGCAGAACGGCAAGCCGGTCTTCCGCACCCGCGCCGAGTGGTATCTCGGCATGGTCGACGAGCACCCGCGCTGCGTGGCTCGTGTCTACAACATCACCGACGCGACTGCGGTCGCCTGACCCAGGGGAGAACACGAAATGGTCTACACCACTCACAACCCGACCTTCGACGCTCAGCTGCAGCTGAAGGACGTCACGGCGGCGATCACCTCGACGGCCACGGCGCAGGTCGGCGGCTCCGATGCGGTCATCGACCTCATGCCGGGCGCTCCGGCCAACGCCCCGGTCAAGTTCATCAAGGGCGTCGTGTTCCTCGACGTGACCGCGATCGACATCGCGAGTAACGACGAGGGCTACACGATGGTCGTCCAGGGCACGAACACGGCTGGCTTCGGCGGCACCGTCTACGAGATCGGCCGCCGCGTTCTGGGCGCAAACGCGGCCACGGGCATCGGCGCGAACAGCGTGATCGGTCGCTACCCGGTCTACTTCGACAACGTGGCCGCCGTGGCCGCGGGCGAGTACCAGCCGCAGCGCTACATCCGCCTCCGTGCGGTCATCGCCGGCACCACGCCGTCGATCACCTACACGGCGTGGGCGGCCTACGACGTCTGATGGCGTGAGAGCTCATCGGCCCGGCGCCGTGCCGGGCCTGTCCGCGGTGGCGTTGGCATGGCGCCGCCGCGGGCTGTTTCGGAACAAGGCCTGACGCATGGTCGCGATCCCCACCTACATCTACGTCGGCGACGAGCAGATCACTGGCGGCCCGACCGGCATCAACAAGCCGGAGACCGGCAGCCCGGTATTCTGGGGCATCGCGCGCCTGTTCCCGAAGCTGAACCGCGTCGTGCCGAGCGGACCCGACGGCATCAACGGTGGCACCTACTCGCCCTACTGGGACGGCCGAGCCGGTTCGCTGCAGACGTCGACCGGCGCCACTTCGACGACGATCACTGTCAGCGGCACGCCGTGGACGACCAACCAGTTCGCCGGGAAGCTGGTCTACATCGACGCGGGCGTCGGCGTCGGCCAAGAGCGGACGGTCGTCAGCAACACGAGCAACACGATCACCGTCAGCGTTGCTTGGACGACGAACCCGACCTCGAGCACGTTCCACGTCCGAACGGGGAAGTTCGTCCCGTTCCACTACATGGAACCGAACGCGCTGTTCCCGACGGTCGACCCGACCTCGAACGGCGACAACTGGTTCTACGACGGCGGCGCGATCACGCCGTGCAGCATGCTGATGCAGGAGCTGGCGGTCCTGCACGGAAACGCGACGCCCGGCTTCAAGATGCTGAAGTTCGGCACCACGGGCGGGTTCGGCGCCGGCCTGTCGCCGATGCGGCCGGGCCAGCTCTCGTGGTCTCTGTTGCTGGGCCACATCGCCGACATGGAGGCGGCGATCGCCCCGGACACGCTCGACATCCGCGCCGTCATCGTCGACCTGAGCACGAACGACCTGCTCGGCGTCAACTTCAACTACCAGACGCAGGCTCAGGAGTTCATCACCGGCGTGCGCAGCGACATCGACGCCGACGCGCTGATCGTGCTCGTCAACCAACACCGCGAGATCCTGAAGACCGCGGCGCCCGGCCTGTCGAACTTCGTGCGCGGCGTCAATCGGACGCTGCAGCAGACGAACACGGGCGTCGTCCTGTTCGACATGAACTGGGGCAAGTTCGCCCCGACGACGATCCTGGCTCCGGCGACCGAGCCGACGGACCCGATCTACTACGACACCGAGACCTACCTCCAGGCCGGCATCGGGCTCTTCAACGCGATCCAGGCCTACTACACCGAGGCACCGGCCAGCACGCTCGGGAACGCGATCGCGGGTCTCGCGATGTTCGGCGACTCGCAGCTCGTCACCGCCGGCATGGATCCGCTCTACGCGGTCCTGAGCAACCAGGCGAGCATCATCGGCCCGACCGGCGGCACGTTCCGGCCCGGCGTCTACGTCTGGAACAACACGACCGAGCAGGTCGAGCCCTACGACATCACCGCGAACGCATCGACGTTCGGCAGCGTCCTCTCGAGCTTCGGCCCGGAGAGCACGCTCCTGAAGAAGGCGGTCGAGCGCTACGGGCAGGTCGTGCTGTTCAAGCACGCGGAGGCCGGCGCCCCGTTGACGGTCGAGGCTGGTCTCGCGGGCAACCCGCAGGGGGCCTTCGAGGAAGGCACGCCGCGCTGGTCGACTACCGAGGCGCAGTTCGAGAAGTTCCGCATCGCTTGCCTTCGCGACCTCGGCAAGCAGGTCGACATGGTCGGCGCGCTGGTCTCGCTCGGCGAGAACGACCTCTGGAGCACGTCGGTCGTCAACGCGTTCGCCGCGAAGGCGCCGGTCTTCATCGACAGCATCCGCTCGCTCGTCAGCACGCGCGCGACCGGCGACCCGCTGCCGCTGGTCTGGCTTCAGGGCCCGCCGCCGTCGACGCTGGTGTCGGGCGGGTCGAGCCTGGGCCAGGAGTCGATCCGCGTGTCCTACCGCGACGCGGTGCTCTCGCTCGAGGGGGCGCGCGCGAACGTGCGCGTCCTGCGCAACGCCGGGCCGAGCGACTACGAGCTCAACCGCTCGGACAACGTCCACTACGCGGCCGAGGCGGTCTACCAGATCGGCTACGACGCGTTCGATGCGCTCGCGGCACTGATCGACGGGGAGGGCGGGACGGCGACTGCAACGGAGACGCCGTCCGAGACCGCCGCCTTCACCGTAGAGGACGGCAGCGGTCTCGCGTCGAGCAACAGCTACTGCGCGGTCGCCACCGCCGACGACTACCACGAGCGCTACGGCAACCCGTCGGCGTGGACGGCCCTGTCGACCGCGGCGAAGCAGCAGGCGCTGTGCATCGCGACCCGCGCGGCCGACGAGCGCTACGGCGTGCGCTGGACCGGGAAGCGCCTCACGTCCGAGCAGGCGCTGGACTGGCCGCGAACCGGCGCCTACGGCCCGGCGGGCGACCTGCTGGCCGAGGACGCGGTGCCGGTCAAGCTACAGCACTGGGTCGCGCGCGCGGCCCTGCTGCACGTCCAGGGGAACGCTCTGATCCCGGACACGCAGAGCGAGGCCGACATCAAGAGCGAGAGCAAGAGCGGCGCCGGCTTCACGAAGACCGTGACCTATCAGGGCGCCAAGTCGGCGACCACGCAGTTCCCCGCCCTCGACAAGATGCTCGTCGGCGCCGGCCTCATCGCCGACGGCGGCGCGTGGGGGTGGGCGATCGCATGAGCCTCCTGTCGGAGTTCCAGACCTTTGCGCGCGAGATCCTGGCCGAGTTCGGCCCGCCGGCCGGAGGCACGCTGCGCAGCATGCCGTCGACCTACGCGACCGACGGCACCGTCACCGGCACGCCGGTCGACGTCGCGGTCACGATCGCGGGCCCGGTCGAGGAGTCGAAGCGCTGGCGCGACCTGTCGACTGAGCAGACCGTCACCGGCACGTTCTACGTGTCGGCCGTCGGGCTCTCGCTGACGCCGAAGCTGGGCGACCGGCTGATCGTCAGCGGCCGCACGTGGCAGGTCGCGAACCTGTTCCCGCTGCAGCTGCAGGGCGGCACGGTCGCCTTCCGGCTCGACTGCGGCGAGGTGGGCAATGGCTGACGCCCGCCAGTTCAAGCTCGAGATCGAGCGCTGGCTCTCCGAGGAGGTGCCGGCGCGCGCGGTCCAGATGCAGAAGCAGATCGTCGCCGAGACGTTCACCGCGATCGTGCAGGCGACGCCGGTCGGCAACTCGACCCGGTGGAAGGGCAACCAGAAGCGCGCGCTCAAGGGCCTGCCGCCGCTGCCGAAGGGCTACGTCGGCGGCCAGGCGCGGCGCAACTGGCAGATCTCGATCGGTGCGCCGGCCCGCACGCCGCTGCAGGGTGTCGACGCCTCGGGCGCGCGCGCGCTGTCGGACGGCTTCGCGGTCGTCGGCCGCATCACGCAGCCTTCGGCGGTCTGGATCACGAACCCGCTCGACTACATGGACGCGCTGGAGAACGGCTGGAGCAAGCAGGCTCCCGCCGGCATGGTTGCGCAGGCTGTCGCCGCCATCTCGGCCAAGTATGCGAGGGTGCCGTGAGCCCCGCCGCCTTCGAGTGGATCCGGTCCCGGTTCAAGACGCTTGTCACCGACGAGCTCGAGCTCGTGACCGTGCACGACAACGGTCCGCAGCCGGCCGACACCGTCCAGAACTGGTGCCGGTTCTCGATCGCGGTCGACAGCACGACGCAGGTCGCCACCGGCACCGCGCGCTACCGGTCCACCGGCTCCGCCACGGTCAACCTGTTCGCGCCGGCTCGCCTCGGCGACGCGGCGCTCCTCGACCGGGCCGCGACCGTCATCGCAGCCTTCCGCGGCGTGTCCACCGAGACGCCCGCCCTCATCTCCTTCACGCCAGCGCCCTCGATCATCGGCACCGCCGAAGTCGACGGGGCCTGGTGCCGGCGGACCGTCCGCATCCCCTTCCGAGTCGACGAGGTAGTGACATGACCGCATCGAATGCCGTGCGCGTTGGCATCGTCCAGCGCAGCAGCTTCGCCACCCCGGCGACGCGCGACCTTCTCGTGTTCCCGGTGACGGCGCAGAGCCTTCGCAACCGCGTCGGCTACCAGCAGAGCAACACGCTGCGCACCGACGCCAACATCCAGGATCTGGTGCGGCTGACGCAGTCGGTCAGCGGCGGCCTGCCGGCGGAGCTGACGTTCCCGGTGGTCAACGAGGCGCTCTGGTTCCTGATGCGCGGCGCGATGCGGGCCACCGAGACGGCGGTGGCCACCGTGGCCAGCTGCTCGACGACCGGTGCGGCGAAGACCATCACGCGCGCGTCGGGCTCGTTCATCTCGGACGGCATCGAGGTCGGCGACATCGTCAAGACCACGGGCGCCACGCCGGCCGGCGACAACGGCCTCTGGAAGGTGACGGCAGTG